GAAACATTCATATGGTTTAATTTTACTGTTCCTTGAGTTAAAGAAACAGCTCCTACTCCTTTAACCATAAATGCAGGAAATCCATCAATAAACATAGCAAACCTGTTTGGTTGTTTAGGTTCAAAGGCTGTAAAAAATATTTTGTTAGGTTGTAATAATGCCATTTTATTTTCTTATTATGTTTTATTATAAATATTTAATTTTTTATTTTTTATACTGGAAACTCAGCTCCTGTTGGTAGTACTATAAAATCTAAACTAATGAACTCTGCTGTTTTAGTTGGTTGAATAAAAATTTCACCTATTAATTGGTTTCTATCAATAACATCAGGTGTATTATTTGTATCATCCATTACTACTTTAAAAGCAAATAATCCACCTTTTTGTTGGATTGTTTCTAAGAATGGAGTAACTTCAGTTAAAAATTTATTTCTAGTAGTGTCTGTATTTTGTTCAAATACTATATTGTCAGCTACTTGTCCTATAAATGATTTTAAATCAATTAACAGTCTTCTTACATTTACCCTATCAAGAGCAGATGGTTTCTTTTGTAATGTTTTTTGTCCAAATACTACTACTCCTTGTCTTGGGAATGTAGCTATTGGATTAATATTATTTTCATATAAAGATGATTTATTAGCTTCTGTTAATTTTAATTTAGCTCTATGTACTGTAGATAAACCTCCTCTATTAATTCCTGCTGGTGCATTCCAAGTATTAGCTACTTTATCATTATGAGCATAAACTCCTGGTATTAATGTAGAAGCAGGTACAAATACAAGTTTACCTGTCTCAGGATCTTGAACTTGTAACCAAGGCCAATAAGTAGCTGCATATGATGTATCTCTAGTAACAGCTTGTGTCACAGCATTAGCTAATGTAGCAGCATAATCAACTGTATCAAAAATAAATATGTTATCACCTCTTTGTATAGTATTATTAATTATTGAAGATATTTGTGATGTATGATTATCATTTGTAAGTCCTGGAGTTGAGAGTATGTTAAATTGATAGTCATTTTTATTACTTAATAGATTAATCATATTATCATAATCAGTTCCAGCTAATCCTTGTGTGTCTGCATCTATATCTTTATAAAATTTAGCTGAAGCTTTTACATCACCAGTAGCACCCCCAAATGAACCACTTTTTCCACTTACTGGTAAAGATCCTGTAAAAGCTGTTTTAGCATTACCTGAATTGTCAAAATAGTCAACTGTTGGGTTGTTTACAGCTTTTACTCTAATATATTGAGATTGGTTAGAAAATTCACCTGATGTTACATCAATTTGATTTGTAGCACTATCATATGCTACTACTTCATCTCCAATTACTTTACTAATATAATTATCTTGATTTGGATCTAATGACACACCATTAAAAGTTTCTAAAATAATTTTATCATCTCTTTTATCATTTCCTTGTCTAACAATTACATTAAATGTACCTTTATCAGTATTAGTACCTGAAATTTCCCATCTGATATTATCTACTGTTCCATTTTCTGTAGTTCCATCTGAATTGTGTGAACCTGAATTATTCATTATAATACCTTCAGAAATTGTTTCTAATTGAATAGGTTCAGTAAAACCTTCAGTAGAATTTATACCAGGAATTATTGATGAAGTAGCTGAAGTAAATGCGCCATCAACTACTCTAGCTACTAAAAGAGAATTTCCTCCTTCATTAAAATAATTATAAGCTGATATAGAAGTAAAATATGAATAAGTTTGTCCAACGGTACCACTACCACTAGTAAAAGATCCACCAAATTTATTTTTAAATTCTGAATATGAAGTTACTACTGTAGGAATTTCAACAGGGCCCTTAACTGTAGGACCAATTATAGCTGCTCCAACAACTACAGGAGTACCTGCAATCTGGGATCTGTCTATTTCATTAAGTTTTACTCCTGGAGATGAGGTAAAATTTGCCATTTTATTTTTGAGATTTTTATTTTGTTATAAATATAGTATTTTTTATGTAAAATCAACTCCTGTTGGAGTAATATTAAAGTTTAAAGTAATAAATTCAGCTGACTTAGTAGGTTTAATAAAAATATCTCCTATTAATTGATTATTGTCTATAGTTGTTGGTGTATTATTAGTTTCATCCATTACTACTCTAAAGTCTGTTAAACCTTCTCTTTCTTGAACTGAGGTTAAAAATGGATTTACTTGTTCTAAAAATTGATTTCTTGTGGCAATTGTATTTTGTTCAAACACTAAAGTTTCAGCTATATTTCCTATTTGAGTTTTTAATTCTATAAGTAATCTTCTGACATTTATTCTATTAGTAGCAGTTTTTCTTTTATTTAATGTTTTTTGTCCAAATACAGTTACACCTGTAGTAGTAAAAGTAGCTAGAGGATTAACATTGGCTTTATATAAATCATCACGATTTGATTTTGTTAAATTTCTTTCAGCTCTTATAGCTGTAGGCATTATTCCTCTAGTTGTACCTGCAGGAGCAAACCATACTTCAGCTGATGAATCATTAAAAGCATATACTCCAGGTATTAATGTAGAAGCAGGTACAAATACTTGTGTGGCTAGATTTGGGTCTAAAGTTTGAACCCAAGGCCAATAAGCAGCTGCAAATGAATTATTTATAGATTTAGCTTCTGTTGTTACTTCAAGTAAAGTAGCTTGATAATCTAACAAATCTATAATAGCCATGGTGTCTCCTCTTTCTTGACAATTAGATACTAAATTGCTTACATTTGAAGAGTGGTTTGAAAAATCTTTAATTAGTCCAGGAGCTGTAATAAAATTGTATTTAAATTCATCTTTATTTTTTAATAAAGCTATAGCTGTTGTGTAATCATCAGATATTAATCCTTGAGTATTATTAGCATTATCTATATTTTTATAATAATTTCCAGCCCCAGCACTAGGTCCTGGAACATTTGTACCTGTGGCTCCTCCAAAACTACCTGAAGAAACAATTGGGATAGAAGCTGTAAATTCTGTTTTTGGATCTCCAGAATTATCTAAATAATCTGGGGTTGTATAGCTTACAGATTTTACTCTAACATATTGAGATTGATTAGAATAATTACCTGTTACTTCTATATAAGTATCTGATCCATCAGTTGCTATAACTTCTTTTTGATTACCAACTATTTTTTCTATGTAATTTGGTGATTTAGGATCCAATGATAAATCTGAAAATGTTTCTAAAATAATAGGACTATCAGTAAAATCATCACCTCTTCTAATTAATAAAGAAAAAGTTCCTTCATCAGTATCTGGGGATTGAATTTCCCATCTTAAATTATAGTCACTTCCTGAGGGTAAAGAACCATCAGAAGCTTCAGTAGAAGTACTATTCATTTCTACTCCCTCAGATATAGTTTCTAGAGTAAAGGTATTTTGATTAATAATATCTTCAGCATTTAAAGTTATTACTAAATTTGTACCTCCTATTCCACCCATACCCATAGATTGAGATGGGATAGTTATAGTGTCTCCTATAGTATAACCACTTCCCCCACTTGTAGCTGTTAATGATGATACTGAAGTTTCTGTATTTAATGTTACACTACCTGTAAATCCTGTACCTGTTCCACTAGTTGAACCAGATATTGTATATGTTCCTATAGAAGCTGAAACTGATGATATCGAAGATAATAAAGCATTAGATTCTGTAGATATTACTCCACTTTCTAAAGCATTTGGAATACCACCTCCACCTGGGGAAACAGAAGTAGCTGAGGAGAATGAAGCACTAGTTACTCTAGTTACTAATAAAGATGTACCTCCATTTTGAAAGTAATTAAAAGCAGAAATTGAAGTAAAATATGTAAAAAATTGACTCCCACTTCTAAAAATACTTCCAAATTTAGATGTATAGTCAGAGTAAGAGGTTACTACAGTAGGAATTTCAACAGGTCCTATAGCAGTTGGACCAATTATAGCAGCTCCAACTTGAATAGGTTGAGCATTAATAATAGGTTGTTCATTTTCTATTGCTAGTACACCTGGGGAGAATAAAGTTTCAGCCATTGATTTTTGTTATAAATATTATATTTTTTTAATCTAGTTTAGTATACTCACCAGTTTTATAATCAAGTGAAATCTTACCATATTTATTTGTTATGGTTTCATTCATTTTTTGTTCTTTTTTAGTAAGTTCAGCTAATGTTTTTTTAGCTTTTTCATAACGTTCTTCTAATTGAAGTTTTATTAATTCAATTTCACCTAATTCTAGAGTTAAAGTTTGAGATTGATTTAGATGTTTTTGTAATTCATTTAATTCTTCTTGTGTAATAACATTTTTTTCTGTAACTATTCCCATTTTATTTTTGTTTTTTATTAATAATAACCATCTATTTCACTAGCATCTATTCCATTATTTACTAAAATTGTTCTCCATTGTGACATATCTGTATAGAAATCTACTACATTCCAAGGAGATGTAAGAACTTGATTAGTATTAACTGTACCATAGGTTTTTAATTCACTTCTAGAGTCATCCCAACATATATAATACGTAAGTTGTTCTGGATATTCTAATTTTTTTCCCATTTTTTATTTTTTATTAGGCTTCTCCTCCATCTGCTATAGTCCAACCTTTTTGTTCTAAAACAGATCTTGAAGCTGAAGCTTCAGTACCAGCTGTTCCTGTATATGTAGCACTTCCAAAGTCTACTGTTAAATTATCTGGTGTATTTGAACTAGAAGCCCAACCAATTAATGTAGCATCATAGTTTGCTGTTGAAATCTTTACAGTTCTTCCTCCAGTTTCTCTAAATAATTGTTGGATACCATTACTAGCATTTATACTACTAAGATTCCAATTAGCCATTGAAAAATCAACACTTTGACAATTTCTAAATGCAGCTTTCATATTAGTTACGTTACTTACATCCCATCCAGAAGGATCAAAATCTGATAGAACATCACATCCTGAAAACATTAAGTTAATCTGAGTTTGACCACTTAAATCCCATCTAGTTGCATCTATAGAAGTTAAAGCATCACAATCACCAAAAGATGTACCTACATTAGCAACAGTAAAATTAGGAATATCTGGAGCTGTACAACTTAGATTTGCACATCCTAAAAACATAGCAGATCCATCCCAATTAAGTTCACCCCAATTTTCTACTCTTAACATTTTTTGATCATCACCTCCATCATTAAATCTAAAACCTTTAATACCAATTGTGTCTTTTTCTGTTGGGGTCATTTTAATAGTATAGGATCCTTCAGCAGAGTATGTGTGTGTTACTTCTGCTT